TATATAGGATGTCTCGGCAATCTCCGGCTGTTAATTATTGCTTTACTTTTAATAATTATACTAAGGATGATGAGGAAAGGCTAAGGGAGTTCTCTGAGGGGCATTGTAGGGCAATGCATTACGGTCATGAGGTGGCACCCTCTACGGGGACGCCTCATTTACAGGGTTACCTTCAATTGTTAAAGAAGCAAAGAATAACTTCTCTTAAGAAGGTATTTCCAACAGTTCATTGGGAGGTTATGAGGGGGAGTTTTGAACAGAATTCTAAGTATTGCTCAAAGGTAGGGGATGGAATTTATAAATATGGTACGTTTGAGGTCGCAGGTGGCTCAAAGAATACTTTGAGGGCTCAGGTTAATGTTTGCAAATCATGGAGTGAGGTATTGGATATACCGAATGCGCAATGTCATTTGCAGTATTTGCGTGAATGTTGGGCCAATCGTCAAGAGGAGCCTATGGAGAATGTGACATTGAGGCAGTGGCAAGAGGATATAATGAGTATTATAAGGCAACCAGCAGATGATAGAACTATATATTGGGTTCATGATAGTCAAGGGGGAAAAGGGAAGTCATTTTTTGGAAAATATTTATCATGCAATCATGGGGCGTTCTATACGCGTCCTGGCAAGTCATCAGATATTATTTGTAAGTATGATAATCAAACACTTTGTATATATGATATACCTCGTACGTGTGATGAGCAGTATCATAATTATGGACTTATAGAGCAATTGAAAGATGGAATGATGTTTAGTGGTAAATTTGTTCCCACAACTAAGATAAGGAAACAACCAACTCATTTATTTGTTTTTGCGAATGATTATTGTCCTGAGGGTATATTTAGTGAGGATAGGATTAAATTAATAGAGTTGGACAATATAAAGGATGTTAACGCTTATTCTGTTAAAGTTTTACAATCAGAGGAACATTATTGTTGTAATATTCAAAGGCCACAAGGGCAACGAGCGCAGCGAGTGGAGCCCGACCCAGAGGAAAAGGAAGATGGAGAGAAGCGCGGCTCAGAGGACGCGCTCGCTCTCAACCGAGAGCGAGCGAGCGCGCCGCAAGAGCCCGCTTCGACTTTTCAAGTGGAAAAATTAAGTGGTAAAGTTCAACTGAAAATTATTGAGGATTATTCAGATGAAAGTAGGTTTAACTTATTCAGTGACTAATTTAATGGTGGTTCCGGGCTTTTGGGCAGTATTACCCAAAAGCTTGGAACCATTGGAGCCGTTAAGTGGGAGAGAATTATTATATAAGAGTATTTATATATGTCATGCCATATGTCACAAGAAGACGTAGATCGTATAGTCGCAAGCGGCCGGTCAGGAAGACGAGAGGCCTTAAGGGCCGCAGGACTTACAGACGAAAGTTTAATAGAAAAGTTGGTGTGCAGCGGTCGAAATGGCTTTCGCCAATACGTGCTAACTCACGACTTAAGTTTGTCTATTCCGATAGTCAATTCAGTTCAGAATTAGATGTTTTGACGGGTATGACTTCGATTTATGTTTTTAGGGCTAATTCACCTTATGAGCCTAATTTAACGGGTGTAGGTGTTCAACCATACGGTTGGGATGAAAATATGAGTTCATCTATGTTTTCTGAATATAATTGTTATTCTTCAAGTATTAAGGTTTATGTAGGTTGGTTGGATAGCAGCCAACCAGTTAGGCGTCTTCATTGTATTGTATTTCCATGGGGTGCAAGTAATCCCACAGTTTCAGATATTTCTGACATTCGAATGATACCAGGTCGTAGAGAAATTGTTTATGATTATTCTAATGAGACAACTAAGGGGGCGCAGATATCTAATTATAGTTCGACACGTCGTATGTTTTCCAATGTGTCTCCAAATGATCAGGATTATGGTGCTGCATATAATGCATCACCTTCAAAGTTGTGGTATTGGGTTATTATGTTTTACTCACAGTCTACATCAACTATAGATGTTTATTTTGATGTTAAGATAAAATATTATACTAAGGTGACGAGGGCAACTTCTAAGCCTAATGAAAGTTAGAACAAAAAAAACGCAGTTGTAGAGGTGACTATCTCTGGCTACGCCATGCCAAAATTTTTATACGCTCCCTAATTGGGGTGCGTTTAAAAGTATTTTGAAAATAATCTAAGGGAGTTATATAGGATGTCTCGGCAATCTCCGGCTGTTAATTATTGCTTTACTTTTAATAATTATACTAAGGATGATGAGGAAAGGCTAAGGGAGTTCTCTGAGGGGCATTGTAGGGCAATGCATTA